CACTTTCCCGTGGAGCGTCCACGGTTATCAAAACGATGAGTTGTCTACTCCGGAGTCATGTTCACATAGTCCTCCGTCATCAAAGATTGCGGCCATAGCCGTATGTATATTACTGTAATTATGTAAATAACGAAGTATGGGACCTTAGGATCTTCCATGACGTATACTAGCAAAGTACAAAGTTGTCGCGCTAGGTCACAGGGTCCCTTGGTTTGTTACGTAGTTGTCGTTCAATGATGTTAAATGTTTATGTAAATTTGTAATATGCTAGGTTCCGTTGTAGCGACATCGCGACACTTTCCCTCTCCGGAGTGTCTCAACGATTAGCCGTAGGGCCAATTATAGTATCGTAAGATAGGAGCAATATAGATAGGTGCAGATTAGCTCTTCTTCACCCGTATTTTCGAGCACCCAAATCAGTACAAATTGTTAACCGGCCTAAAAAGGTCAAATCCTCTAGAAAGAAGCAACCACGCGTCGTTGTCACGAAGACTCGACGTGCAGCCAATCCCTACACGGGAACACCACCTAGAACCATCACCCGGATTACGGGCCACGGCGCATATTCTATGGAACGCCCTGGTCCGTGGGGTCGTATGGGTCGCCAGATCGGCGGCATGCTCGGCAACCATCTCGGTGGCCGACCAGGAGGTGCACTTGGATCTGCACTCGGGTCATACGCACACTACATTGGGCGTATCTTCGGATCTGGTGATTACGTAACGTCACCCGGAATTATTGGTATGAACAACCTTATTAACTCCGATCAGGTCCCACAGTTCGGGAACGATGACGGGAATGTCGTTCGTGTAGCTCACCGTGAGTACATTTGTGACATCCTGTCCTCCTCTACACCAGGTGCTTTCAACATTCAAAACTTTCAAATCAATCCAGGCCTTCTTTCCACTTTCCCATGGCTGTCACAAATGACCGCCGGTGTCTTCCAAAAATATCGTATTAACGGGATGGTATTTGAGTTTCGTAGTACATCATCTGAGCTGACGACTAACGTCAACCTTGGGTATGTAGTAATGGCCACTGACTACGACTCTTCAGATACTCCCTTCACTAGTAAAGCGCAGATGGAAAATACTTCTTTTGCTGTATCTTCTAAGCCATCTAGTAATATCATTCATGCCATCGAATGCGCTCCAAAACTCAACGTGGCTCAACAACTTTATTTACGATCTGGTTCCATTCCGGTCAACACAGACATCCGCTTGTTTGATCTAGGACGATCCTCAATCGCTACCGGAGGTGTTTCTACAGCCTCTGCTACTTTAGGCGAATTGTGGGTCT